CGGCTTATCTGACAGAGGTTTTTTATGGCTATCAAAGTAAAAATTAAACAGCCCGGCGCGCACATTGTCGTCAAGGGTGAAACACAAGAACTTAAAGTCGGTACTGTTCTCGATTTTGAAGGCGACGAAATCCCCGGCTTTTTGGTTGGCAAAGCTGAAAAAGTGGGTGACAACGAAGGCAAAGAACTGGCGACCAATGACGAATTATTGGCCGAGGCTGATAAGCAAATTGCCGAACTGACTGCTGAAAATGGCAAATTAAAGTCTGATCTTGATCAGGCTGACCGCGATCTGGAAAAAGCAAAGGCAGTTAATTCCGACCTGACTGCTGAAATCGAAAAACTGAAATCCAAGAAGTAACCAGAAATGGCAGCGGTTATCACGGTTGAAGATGTAAAAAACGGATACGCCACCACAGTACCAGACAGCGAGATTCAAATGCTGATTGATATTGTAGATGGCGCAGACGCTTGCCTTGATGCTAATAGCATCCCAGAGGCAACGCAGAAGGCATTAAAAATTTATGCTGTTCGTCACATGCTTCAATTGCAGGCAAATGCTGGTAAAGGCTCTGTGCGTAGCGAGAGCGCGCCAAGCGGTGCTAGTCGTTCGTACAGCGGATACAGTGGTGGAGAAGGTCTTTCATCTACGGCTTACGGCTCAATGCTTTTGCAGCTTGATACGACTGGATGCGTGACTGGAATTTTACAAAACACTGGCAGCGTTTCTTTTATGTCAGTTGGTCGCAGGGCTTGCTCATGAGTAGCATGGCAAATTGGACGTATGTTTACCAGCTAACCATTTGGAAAGCATCTGTAGACGAATTTAATGAAACAGCCTATGAATCTCCATATTTAATAATGGGTGACTGGCACGCAGGCGGTGATAAGTCCAGCGATGCGAATGGAACAGAATTTATTGCAGTAAGTGAATATTATTTTGAGGCTGCCGACGGTTCGCCACTGATACCCGGTCAAGACGATTACATTTTGCGTGGTGATCATACGGCCGTAAGCGACCCAAACACAGTGAATGCCGAAGTCATCAGAAAAGTTGAAGGTTGGGGCATGGAAATGTTCGGTGCCAATGAATTGCCAGACTGGAGAATTTTAACGTAATGCCAGTAACCGGAATTGATCAAGTTAAAGGCCGCCTAAAGCTGATTATGGATCAAGCTAAGGGTGCACAAACTGAGGCAGCGGTTACAGAGATGTTAATTATTGGCGGCAGCATGGCCTCAGAATTAACGCCAGTTGATACTAATTTTTTGCTCAATAGCCAAGGCAGAAAAACACAGCCAACACCAACTGGATTTGAAGGTGCTGTGTATTACGGCGCGAAGTATGCCGGATGGGTTCACGAAATGAGCGGTAAGTTAAAAGGTCAACCGCGCGCACATTTTGGGGTTACAAGCAATCACTCTAAAGTTGGGCCACAAATGCCAACTGAATTTGGCGGCGGCACAAAAACCGGTAACTATTGGGATCCTGATGCAGAACCACACTTTCTAACCAAAGGTATGGAGAAAATGGCAAAAGAAGCACCCAATATTTTGAAGAAACATTACGCGGTGAATGAATGAGCCTGCCATTGCTTCAACGAGTGGAAACATTTTTACAAGAGCAGGATTTGATTGGCGATTATACCGTTAAGTTTTTCTCGTGGACGGATGCAGATATCACCGCAAAATCAGGTCAGTTTATTTGCATCAAAATGGCCGGCACAAGTGGCGCGAGAGACGAAATTGTACAGCGCCCTGATGTGAGGTTATTGATTGTTGGTGCGCCCGGTAAAACGAAAGAGCCGGACGCAAAAGCAAAAGAGATTTATGAAGCATTTGCAGGAATTGAAAAGACTGCTGGAATATTAAAATTTGACCCGCTATCTGTTGTTCAGGGTGGATTCGAGCTTGAAAATAAGCGTTGGGCTTTTGAACTTATTGTTCGCTGCTTTGTTCAGGACTATTAAGAATGGCATTCATTGACGGGCAGGGCTGTACGTTTACATTTAACGGCCAAACGGTAGGAAAAATTACCGGTTTTATTGTGAATGATGGTGTTGTTCCTGATATTGCGCACAAAGCTGTAAATGCAAACGATACGATATTTTTCCCCGGTCAAGCTGATTGGGGTTCGATTACCTTGCGACTGTATCGCGACAAAACCGATGCGGGTCAAAATGCGATGGAAGATGGTCGCGAAAACCGTAAAAAAGTAACTTGCGTGTGGACGTTAAGCGATGGCTCAACGAATACGTTTTTAGGTTACGTTAAGAGATTGCCGATTGTTGGTGACAGCAACGGCTTAGGCACCGCTGATGCGGTAATTAAAGTTGCGGGCAGGCCTACCTGATCCCGTTTAAAGTTAGGAGTTAGATTATGCCAAGCGCAGCTATTACCGCAGCAGGTTCCAAGCTCTTTGTGAGCGCGGCACTGCCTGCAACCTATGATAAAGCAGGTTTCGAGGCATTAACCTGGACTGAGGTTGGTGAGGTTACTGAAATCCCTCAGTTCGGCAAGGTTTACAACGTTATCACCCATTTGCCTCTTGGGTCTCGCCAGACAATCAAGCGCAAGGGCTCTTATGACAACGGCGACGTTGATGTGCCCTATGCTTATGATGTTGATGATGACGCTGGCCAGGTAATTCTTGAAACGGCTGTGGACGACGACTCCTCCTATGCGTTTAAGGTTGATATCCAAAACCCTGCGCTGAAATCCGTTTACTTTACGGCCCAAGTGACGAGCCGCCCAATCACCGTAGGGTCTACCGATTCGATTGTGATGGCAAACTCTACACTTGCTATTGATGACGACATCTTGATCGAAGATCCAGAAGTCTAAACCGAGTTCGCAAGAACCGCGCCCGGGCGTTAACCTCTCTGTCGGCGACCCGGGCGTTGTTATAACTGAGACAGAGAGAAACTAATGCAGACAGAGAGGCATTACCATGGATTTATCAAGCATCAGCACCAAGAAAAAGGCCAATCAAGGCGCTTTTCTTCACCTTAAAGACCCGCGCGACCCAAAAGGCGAAACCTATTTGTTTGATGGCGAAACAGAGGTTGGCCTATTCATGATGGGCAAAGATTCCGATCTTTTTCAGTCGACCCGCAATAAGAATTTTAACGAGGCTATTCTTGGTGCAGCCGGCAAGAAAAAGAAAAAGGATGAAACGCTAGAAGAAATTAGAGCCCGCGCAAATGATATGCTTTCCAGCATGACAACTGGCTGGCAGGGGCTTTCATTGGAGGGTGATTCGGAATTCACCCGCGACAAAATCCTGAAAGTTTACAATGATGCAGGATGGGATTGGCTGCGCAAGCAGGCAAATGAATTCATTGATGTCGATGCAAATTTTATCTAACTGCGCGGTCGTCATTAGTTCTTTATTGCAAGCATCTGGCGTGGCTTAACTGCGCGCCAGACGGCAAAGAAAAATCACGATACACGCAGTTTGTTGAGGCTCTTGAAGTTGAACCTGACATGCCTGAAACTGATGGCTGTGAGCATCTGATAGAGTATTTGTTTCGCGTTGGGCCTGGCATGGCAAATGGCATGGGATATGTATGCCTGACATTTTGCGAGATAGACGCCTGGGCGCGCCGAACCAAGATAAAGCTAACCGGATGGGAGTCCGAAACACTGCACCACATGAGCAAGGCTTATTGCGCTCAGCACTCAATTAGCAGTAAAAAAGACGCACAGGCCCCATGGTCAGCTATGGCCGAACGTCAGATAGAATCAAACCGCGATAGAGTTAGCGAAGGCACGCTTAGGGCTTTCGAGCAAGCCGCCAAGAAAGACACCAGCAAGAAACCAAAAGCGAGGCCGACACGTGGATCTAGGAACAATACAGTACAACGTTGAGGCCAATACCTCTGATCTTGATCGGGCGAATGCTGCAGTTGACGCAATGGCCGAAAATGCACAAGAGGCCGGCAAAAGTGTCGATGAATTTGGCAAGAAAATAACTCAGTCAGCCGCAAAGTCAGCATCAGCAACATCTTCAATAAGAAGCGATTACGCATCAATGGCCGCTGACTTAAAGCGGCAGGCAGACTTGTATGGCGTAACATCTGAGGCCGCAAAGCTCAGATATGATATTGAGACCCAGGCCATTTACGGGCTTACCGCGGCAGAAAAAAAACACCTTATTGGTCTTGCTGAAAATATTGATGCTACGCGCATGGCTGCCCAACAGGCAGATGCTTTAGCTCGCGCAGAAAGAGAGCTTGCCGACGAGGCGTTGAGAGCTGGCCAGGTTTTGAATGCTCAGGCGCAAGCTATTGAGGCGTCGTTAAATCGTGAAATAGCACTGTATGGAGCAACCGGAAGAGCTGCAAAACTCTCCTACGAAATGCAACATGGTGCGCTTCAAGGATTGAATGCAGACCAAAAGGCTTCAATTAACGCGATGGCTAAGCACCTCGACTCTCTTGATGCTGGCGGGGTTGCGGCTACAAAGCTCTCTGATGCCAATGGAAAAGCGGCCAGATCGTTTGGTGTATTTAGCTCCGGAGCTGGTCAGGCTGGAATTCAGGTTCAGCAATTAGTTGGTCAAATCCAAGGCGGCCAATCCGCATTTGTTGCTATTTCTCAGCAGGCCGCCGACCTGGGTATTGTGCTTGGCGCGCCGTTGGCCGGTGTCATGGTTTCACTGGCTGCAGTGGCTGGCGGAGTTCTATTTTCATCACTATCAAATACCAGCGATGTGATGGAGCAAATATCCGA